CGTAAGTCGCAACATAAACCTATGCGAAGGCTATCAAGACTGGTATCGCGTTGGCTGCGCCTTAATCAGCAAATACAAAGACGATCCGAAAGGACTGGATCACTTCCACACCCTGTCGCAGATGAGCGCCAAGTACAACGCGCAGAAGTGCGACGCTAAATACGCCGAGTTGCAACGCTCGTCGCGACGCGAGATAACATTCGCGACACTCGTTTACATGGCGCGCGCCGCTGGCGTAGAAACGCAGACCGAGCAGACAAAGCGCATTGAACGCATGTCGCTCATTAACCGCGCACGCGTTGGCGTCGCTGGTGGCTTCAGGTCTACAGACGACGCACGAAAGGAAACCATAAGCTACCTGACCGAAGTAGACGGCCTTGAAGACGTAGAAGAACGCGTGACGCAGGCTTTCGCATTGGAAGAAAAAGACATCGAAAAGCCAAGCGCCGATGAGATGCTCGACGCGCTGAAAGCATTTATCGGAGGCATCAACATTCGCATGAATGAAATAACACGCAACTACGAGAAAGCAGGAGATCCAGTGACCGACCGAGAGCTGAACACAATATACCTGCAAGCCGTTCACGCCTACGGATCAAAGGTGAAAAAGCAACTGGTCTTTGACATTATCGATAGTGAAAATACATCGCGCTACAACCCATTCATGGAGTTCTTCGCTAAACACGCCTCACGTCAACCAAGAGGCAACTTTATCCAGTTGGTGGACTGTATACACGCAAAAGGTCATGATCCGTTCTACGTCGCTAATTTTCTTAAAAAATGGCTACATGGCGTAGTCGCATCCATGCACTACGACTACTCCGTCATCTGCCTTGTGCTGACAGGAGCGCAAGGCATCGGCAAGACCAATTTCTTCCGATACCTGCTACCCGAAGAACTGCGCTCGTATTACGGTGAATCAAAACTCGATGCCGGAAAGGATGATGAGATTTTAATGTGCAAGAAGATAATACTGTGCGATGACGAATTTGGCGGAAAGAGCAAACAGGAGGCGAAGAAGCTGAAAGAACTTTCCAGCCGCCAGACGTTTACAATCCGCAAGCCATACGGCAAAGTGCATGAAGAATTGCGACGAATAGCAGTCTTGTGCGGCACGTCAAACGAGGCCGAAATAATAAACGATCCGACCGGCAATAGACGTATCGTGCCGATTGACGTGGTTAGCATTGACTGGGATAGCTACGAAGCCATCGACAAAATAGACCTGTGGGTTGAGCTTTACAACGAGTGGAAGGCAAACCCGAAGGCATGGTATTTGGATACGCAAGACACGGCGTATCTAAACAACAACACGATGGACAATGAACAGCCAAGTTTGGAGCGAGAGTTGATCGTCAAGTATTTCAAGCCACCAAGTACAAACGTGCAAAAGTGGATGACCACAAGCGAGATAAAAGTCTACATCGACATGAACTCACGGCAGTCGTTGAGCCTCCATAAGCTTGGCCAGCAGCTGAAAGCACTCGGCTACATTCAGCAAAGTCGCAGGGAGGAGGCAGGTAAGTGTCCTATCAAAAAATGGCAAATATACCCCAGCGACTTGGAAACGCACATTCCCCCAATTTTGTAGTAAGATGTAGTTACTACAAACGCACTTTTGAAACCCTATATGCGCGTAAATATTATTCATATCGTCATCATATAATATACACTCTTTTTATTAAAAAAGTCTTACTACACTTACTACAAATGCAAAAAACGCCCTTCACGATATTGCAAAGGCCGTTTTTTTGTAGTAACTTACCTTGCAAAAAACCTACTACAAACCAACTACAAGTGACTACACTCCGACCATATCAGCAAAAAGCCATCGAGCAGTTGCGCGTTGCCATTGGCGAAGGCAACAGGCGCGTGATCCTGTGCGCTCCAACAGGTGCAGGGAAGACGGTAATGTTCAGCGCAATGGTAAAATCCGCGCTAAGCAAAGGCAAGAAGGTGCTGATCGTCACCGACCGCGTCGAATTGCTGACGCAAACCGACGGCGCACTGACGCGCTTTGACGTTTCACCAATAGCCATCAAGCAAGGCAAAGCAAAACTGCAACCATCAACATGCTACATCGCAATGATTGAATCGCTGAATCGACGAATGGCAAAGGCGGAATACGAAAAGATGATGCATGACATTGACCTCGTAATCATCGACGAAGCGCACAAAGGCAGCTTCGACAAACTCTTTGCCTACATACCCGAAAAGGCAACGGTCATAGGCGCGACAGCAACGCCGCATCGCGAAGGCAACCAAAAGGCGTTGAAGGAGTTTTACACCAAAATAGTCGATCCTGTCACCATCCGCGAGTTGATAGACGACGGATACCTTGCAACGCCAACGACGTACAGCGTGCCAGTAGACTTGACAGGAGTGCGAACCTATAACGGCGACTACGACGCGGCGCAACTGGGGGCGGCGTACAGCAAGCAGAAAGTCTTTCGCGGTGTCATAGCCAACTACCTCCTTTACTGCAACGGTAAGAAGGCACTGGCATTTGCGCCAAGTATCGCGTCGAGTAAGGAACTATGCAGCGAACTGCAAGGCGCAGGGCTGCCAGCGAGGCATCTTGATAGCACGATGAAGCCTGATGAACGACAGGAGGTGCTGGCGTGGTTTAAGGCAAGTGCAAACGGCATCCTGTGCAACTGTGGCATTTTAACAACTGGCTTCGATGATCCAAACGTCGAAGTCGTAATCCTCTACCGGGCGACAAAGTCACTGCCGCTATACTTGCAGATGTGCGGAAGAGGCAGCCGGGTGACGCAGACCAAGAAGGAGTTTACCATACTGGACTTTGGCAACAACAGGGAGCAGCACAAGGCGTGGGAGTTTGACCGCGTTTGGATGCTGGAGAAAAAAGCCAAGAAAAGCAAAGGCGTAGCGCCGCAGAAGAACTGCAGGAAGTGCGGGTATATGATGCACACGTCGCTGACGACTTGCCCTGCGTGCGGCTACGTGTTGCCGGTAAAAGTTGGGGAGATGGGCGAGGAAGTAATCTTGCAGATTAGCGACAAATACAATTCGAGCGATTTTAGAAAGATGGCGAAGGAAAGCACACTGGAAGAGGTGGCGGCATTGATTAAGCTTAAGAAAATCAAGCTGCACTGGGTGCTTCATAACATCATCAAGGACAAACAAACCGCAAAGAAATTGCTAAATTTGTGCGGTTACCGCATGGGGTACTTCTTCTTCCTGCAGGAACTTAAAAACGATCACGGCCAACCACTATTCGCATGTCTACAGAGTTCAGACTTCAATCCCAGTGTTTCGTCTATCACTGGAACAACTACCAAGCAGAGCGCGGATTACTCTTTGCGGTGAACAACAACAGCAACAACAGCTATCAAGGCGCAGTGATGAAGGGCATGGGCGTTGTCGCTGGTGTCGCGGATATGCTATACCTGTCGCCAACAGGGATGATAGCGCTGGAGTTTAAGACCGAAACAGGGCGGCAAAACGTGGCGCAGAAAATTTGGCAGATGCAGATTGAATCCGCCGGATACAAATACTTCATCGTCCGATCACTCGATGACTTTCTCAAAGCAATCAACAAATCAACCACCAACGAATGACAACAGACGAACAAAAGATTTGCGAAATATGCGGAACACTTGGTGAAATAATCAAGACAGAAAATTTAGCACACTACGCTAAATGTGTTTGTCCAAAATGCGACAAATGGCTGGCTTGGGTTAAAAAACCTGAAAATGAAAAGAATCAAAATCGTGCAGAGCATAAGAAGCTAATTAAATTAGTCAATGAATCTATGCGTGATTTTTGCTGGAATTGCAGTCGTGATAAACAATGGTTAAGTCAACTAAATCCTTCACTGCATCTTGTCGCGCATCACATTATTGAAGTCTGCAACGGAGGTCAAGATACTAAGGAAAACATACAAATATTATGCAATGAATGTCATTCAGACGTTCATCACAAACGTCAAATACACCAGCGATATAAAGATATTTTACCAACAACCACCAACGAATGAACAGACAAAAGGAATTCTACTACTACGCCGAGCAGGTAACAAAGCGCACAGGCGTTGGCTTGCGCAAGATGCAGAGCCAAGACCGCCACCGCGACATCACCGAATCGCGCCAGTGCCTGATGTACCTGCTCAAGTTCAAAATGAAGCTGACGCTGATGGAGGCGGGCGAACTGATGCGCCGCCACTACTCAACGGTGCAACATGCGCTTCAAGTCATCCAAGACATCCAGCGTTATCAGGGCAAGTACCTGTGGCTCGACAAAGTGAGGCCGTACCAAACTCACAACATTATGCCAAAAAATACTCTCTATCTTTGCGACCAATGTGGAAGCACGTCAAATCATTGCTAAACTTGTTAGCACCGGCACACTGGCTCAGATTGCGACGAACATCGCACCACCGCGATACGCAAAAGACCTGGAGCAAGAAGTGGCCATCGCTCTACTCGAAAAAGACGCAGGCAAGATTGAACGAATGCACGCCGATGGCTACCTGCACTACTATGCGGTGCGAGTGGCTCTCAACCTATACCGAGGGCCCAAGTCACCATTTGCTCAAAAGTTCCGGCACCTCGAGGACCGCGTCACCATCGACGTCAACATACATGACCAAGAGTACGAACCATACCAGGCAATCGTGGAGCGATCCTGGGAGATCTGCCTCGATGAGATAGAACGCTGGGCTAAGCCCGGAGACTTCCCATACGACAAGCACCTGCTGGCTGAACACATGAAGACCTGGAACATGAAGCGGCTCAGCCAACAGACAGGAATCCCATATCGGTCCATCTGCTACTCCATTGAGAAGATTAAAGAGCGATTAAAAAAGGCTATAAACGAAAACCTATGAACCACCTGCTGATCATCATCATCCTGTCTGCCCTGGCATCCATAGCGGTGACCAGAGTCTACGCACTACCCGCGTCATTCTACCGCATGGCGATCTTCAGGCGCAAGCCGCTGAGCTGCATGACGTGTCTCGCATTTTGGATTGGCCTGGTCATTGCTATTCCCATTTCGCCTTATCTTTGTATTGTCGTGGGACTGGCATCAGCCGGTGCCGCTGTCGCAATCGCAAACACATGCAAGCTCTGACCACCACTGAACTACTGGAAGCCCAGGCGCTTCGTGTCTACCTGGACCGGTACCAAGCGAGCCACACCCTACGCATCCCACCGGATGACGTCAACAGGCTGGCACGCATCAACGAGACACTTGGCTACCCACCGGTGAACTGGTGGTGCGCCACCTGCGTTATTGAAGGACTGACCAGGATGTACGCAGCGATAGATGCTAATCACCACAGCCAACCCATAACCATATCCAACAATGCCGATCCCCAAGCCTAACGATACTGAAAGCCGCCATGACTTCCTCGCCAGGTGCATGAGCGATGCCACAATGCAGAGCGAGTACCCGGAGGCAGCGCAGCGCTTAGCAGTGTGCAGCTCGCAGATCAAGACTAAATTCCAAGACAGCTACGCTGACTACGGCGATGGAGTCAAGAACAACGCCAAGCGAGGCATCGAGCTGAACGAGCGCAATGGCAACAAGTGCGCAACGCAGACTGGCAAGGTCAGAGCGCAGCAGCTTGCCAAAGGTGAAGGCATCAGCCTTGAAACGATCAAGCGGATGCACAGCTACCTAAGCCGCGCGGAAACATACTACGACAACGCAGACAGCACCAGCGACTGCGGTTACATCAGCTACCTGCTTTGGGGCGGCAAGGCGGCGCTTGGGTGGAGCAGGAACAAGCTACGAGAACTGGGCGAACTAAACGAAGAATGACATGCACGCACAACCCGACATCAGCGCAGAGCAGGATGCACGCGCACTCGACTGGCAGGATCGTGGTCATTTGTTGACCAATTTATCCAACATACTGGATTCGCTGGAGGAGAGCAGCGCACCGAATGCACTGCATGCTAAGGTGGCGGTCATTGAGAAGATAATTGAAATAGTCACAAACATCGAGGCGTAATGGCAAAACCGTTGAACTTTGAAACACCAGAGCTGATGTGGGATGCGTTTGCTGACTACTGCGTTAAAGCGAAGGCGCAACCAGTAAGGGTTGAAGACTACGTTGGTGTCAAGGCAGACCGTGTACTTCGTGAGCGTGAGAATCCGCTGACCTTTGAAGGCTTTCAGGTCTACTGCTACGAGCAGGGAATCGGCAAGAGCATCGACCAATACTTCACCAATCCGGATGGCAGATACGACCGCTATGTGGACGTCTGTACGCGCATCAAGACCACGATCCGCGCTGACCAAATCAGGGGCGGCATGACTGGCATCTACAATACGAGCATCACGCAGCGCCTTAACGGCTTGGCTGAGAAAACTCACAACGAAGTCAAAATCGAGCAACCTCTCTTCAATGACTGACGCAATCACCGAAGCCGTTGTTGCCCAACTTAGGACAAGAGCGGAGGCGGGCAAGCGGAAGTACGGCACGACAATGGAGCGCGATGACCTGACCTTTGCCGAGTGGATTCAGCACTTGCAGGAGGAGTTGATGGATGCGGTGGTTTACATTGAGAAGATTAAGGGTGAAATTGCTGAAAAGTAGTTATATTTGTAACCTAAACCAAACCAAAACAAATGACACGAGAACAAATTTCATTTTTAAAATCCCACTCCGTTGAGATTAACTTTTTTGACCGCGGATGCGTGGTTAGAGTTGGATGCAAGTCTTTTGCCTTTGAAAGTACTGAAGAGGCAATGGCGAAACTGCAAGAGTACGTCAAAAGACCTGTTGAAATTGGCAAAATTTATGCTCCTGACTATTTTGGTGGAGAGGAGTTAACTCCAGTACAAGTAAAATACTAATCAAGAACACAGTCAGGTGGCGGAATGGTAGACGCTGAAATTTGGTATTACCCAGAGTAAGGAAACTGATTAGGTCAACTGGAGCCCAATGAGGTCTTAAGGTAATACATACAGGTTCGAATCCTGTCCTGACTACAAAACCATTTCGTTGACGTCAACAAAATGCTGTTTCAGCACACCACCGCGATAAAACGCATACGGCGGATGACGGCCAGAAAGAAAGTCATCCAAGGCGGGACAAGTGCTGGCAAGACATACGCAATACTGGCAGTCCTGATCCACATTGCAGCCAAGGCCAAGACCGAGATCAGCGTCGTATCTGAATCAATCCCACACCTACGACGTGGCGCTATGAAGGACTTCGGCAAGGTCATGCAGTGGACGAACCGCTGGCGCGACGAAGGCTGGAACAAGACGCTGCTGACCTACACGTTTGCGAATGGCAGCACGATTGAGTTCTTCAGTGCAGATCAAGAGGCGAAGCTACGCGGCGCACGGCGGCAGGTGCTATACATCAACGAGGCCAACAACATCGAATTTGAGGCGTACCATCAGCTGGCCATCAGAACGAGCGAAGCCATCTACATCGACTTCAACCCTGTGTCGGAGTTCTGGGCGCACACGGAGGTCTTGGCAGAGCAAGACAGTGAGTTGATCGTGCTGACGTACCGCGACAATGAGGCGCTGCCAACGACAATCCGCGACGACATCGAAGCGGCGCAGGTCAAGGCGGCGACATCAACGTACTGGGCGAACTGGTGGAAGGTCTACGGCTTGGGTGAGGTCGGATCATTGCAGGGCGTGGTCTTTGATGACTGGAAGCAGGTCGACGGTATTGACTTTGCTGGTGATAAGCTGGTAGCTATCGGATTGGACTGGGGATACACGAATGACCCTACGGCGGTGGTGGCCGTCTACAAGCGCGGCAGTGCTATCCTCATGCATGAGTTGATCTACCAAAACGGCCTGACCAACCAAGACATCGCGGATCAGCTACGGAAGCTGGGCATTGGCAGGTCGTGGCCGATCATCGCAGACAGTGCTGAGCCGAAGAGCATCGAAGAGGTGCATCGCCTTGGCTTCAACATCCACCCGGCGACGAAGGGCGCAGACAGCATCAGGAACAGCATCGACATCCTGAAACGCCAGCCGCTGCTCGTCACCAGAGAATCGACGAACCTGATCAAGGAACTACGCAACT